GCCTTGGTGCTGGTGCTGGCCTTGGTGCTGGTGCTAGTGTCGGCCTTGGTGCTGGTGCTAGTATCGGCCTTGGTGCTGGCCTTGGTGCTGGTGCTGGCCTTGGTGCTGGTGCTGGTTCTGCTGTAGCACCTCCAGTAAGAGTATTTACATTTAATGGAGATAACAAAATAATGGACTCCCATGTTGAAATATAGTAATTATTTCCTGAATCAACCGAAATTTTATATGGCCCGCTACCAGGCCCATAAGAACCTCTAGTACCTCCCCTAGCAATAGTATTAATTATACCATCACGTGTAACTCTACGTAGAACTCCATTAAATGTATCGGCAATTAATACATTTCCACACATATCTACCGCTACACTTTTTGGGGTGTTGAGTTTTGCTGATGTGGCCGGGCCACCATCACCTGAGAAGCCAGCATGAATGTTAGGATCTAATAATTGTGAAGAATTAGTAGGTGTAGGACCTGAACCAGCAAAAGTGCTTATAATTCCAGAATTACTTATTTTACGAATACGATTGTTTTCAGGCTCAGCAATATATATATTTCCACTATTATCAAGAGCAATATCTGTTGGACGATAGATTGTAGCATCTATTGCTGCTCCACCATCACCACTAAATACTGTTCTATCTGGATGCCCAGCAATAGTGCTAATTACACCTTCTTGTGTAACTTTACAAATACGATTATTCATTGTATCTGCTATAAAAATATTTCCAGAATTATCAACTGCTACTCCTTCTGGAAAGCTAAGATCAGATGCGACAGTGCTGGTAGTATAATTTCCACTACTATCTCGTGTAAACTTACGTATATCATAGTTTTCGGCTACATAAATATTATTAAAAGCATCAATCGCAAGAGCACAAGCTCCACTTAATAAAGCATCTTGTGCAGGACGATCATCACCTTTATCACCAATATACCGCGGGCCCGGTCTAGCTCTACCTACATCTTCTATAGTGTCACCAGCAAAATGAGTTCGAATACCTGAAAAAGGTATTTTAATAATAGAATATGGTGAATCAGCAATATATATTGTCCCATTTGTATCAACAACAACACCCTTTGGTACAATTGAGTTTATAATAGTTACTTGGTTATCATATGAATATAAAGCTGGCAATGGTGGTGGTACTGGTGGTGATTCTCCTGGTGGTAATGGTAATGCTATTCCACTAATAAATGAGTAAGGTGCTGTAACCGAATAAGGTTCATCTGTCGGAATATATGCAGCTATACCACCCTCTCCTTGAGGAGTAGTTGACCAGCCTAAATTTGTTGCACCATTTGGAAAATCACCAAAATCAATACCATATGCAGTATTATTTGGGTTTCCAGATAATTTTATGTATCCATTATCCATAGAAACATTTATATTTGGTGCACCTTGGCTTGAAAATCTTGAATAAAAGTCATTAAATTTAGTTTGTAAAGCAGATACAATTTGAGTTTCGTTGTAAGAACCATTGGGAATAGAATATAGTTCTGGTAGCTTACCCTCAAATACAATATAGAATGTTGTTCCATTAATTTGTTTTGAAGGTTGTACCGCCATATCTATTATTTATATTGATAATTACTTTCTAGATTTTCTAGACTTTCTAGACTTTCTAGACTTTCTAGATTTTCTAGATTTTCTAGACTTTTTTTTGCGACCTCCTTGTCTTGGTGCCGGACCTACTATTGTATATATATTACCATCAGTGTCGATCATGCGGATACGGTTGTTGCCGTTGTCAGCAATAATTATGGCACCAGATGATGTCACTGCGACATCAGACGGGCTATATAAACGTGCAGATGTTGCTGGCCCACCATCTCCACTAAAACGATCTTCAGGTGTTTGATTTGATTCACGTGGAGCGCTGCCCGCGATAGTGGTGATGATACCACGGCTTACACGGCGGATAACGTTATTATCTGTGTCAGCAACTATAATATCGCCTGTGGTTGAGTCAAATGCTACACCCTTTGGATATGAGAGATTCGCAGAAGTTGCTTCGGCGCCGTCGCCATTGTAGCCAGTAGCGCCATTGCCCGCTAGTGTGGAAATGTTACCATTAGCGTCGATCATGCGGATACGGTCATTAGCGTAGTCCGCAATGAGGATGGCATCGTCTGAGGCAACTGCCAAACCAGCTGGATAAGATAAAGATGCATTCCTCGCGGGGCCATTATCTCCACCATAGTCTTGCTGCCCATTTCCTGCGATAGTGGTGATTATACCCGACACTGGATTAATTTGACGAACATTGTTGTTCAATCTATCAGATATAATAATCATACCTGTGGAGGTCACTGCAACACGTTCTGGAGCGGTTAAGCTTACAGCGATTGCTTGCCCATCATCACTAGCACCAAATGTGCCATTACCAGCGATAGTAGTGATAGTCCCAGAAGTGCTTACCTTGCGGATGCGGTGGTTGCGGGTGTCAGCAATAATAATCTCACCCGTCGGGGTCACCGCCACACCGCAAGGGGTACTGAGAGTAGCAGATGTAGCACCTTCACCGTCGCCACTAAAACTATATCTGCCATTACCAGCGATGGTTGTTATTTGATTTGTACTTATATTTAACTCAAGGATACGATTATTTCCTGTATCTGCAATGATGATGTTTCCAGTTGAGGTCAGTGCAACGCTATTTGGGTCTAGTAAATCATATATTACTTGTGTTGGTCTAACTTGAGGTGGCCCAACATTAACATGACAATCACTCAACAAATCATCTTCAGTGATTTGTTCATGAGCATTAAAATATAATCCAGATTGTCCAGTTCCATTACGTAATATATTACCAATAATTAGCAGAAATATTTTATAGTTTTGTTTAGATGCATATATTTTATTAAGAGTGTCAGTAATATCACTATTAATACTATCTAACTGTCCCCTATCAGCACTAGTAACACTTTGTTGACTACACACAGCAGATTTCAATGTACGAATACGTTGAAAAAGCGTTCCGTACTCTTTTTCAAACTCTTCCATAAGTTTCTCAACTGACGGCAGGCCCGAACTCATTCTAATAATATCTGTTATTTATATTTTTTTAATCCACCTCCTCCACTGGTGGCTGAGGAACATTACCACCAGTTGATGACATACCTTCAGGCATCTGAGACGCATACATCTTCATCATGATTGGCTGTAGGCTAGATTCAGCATCCTTTTTACGAGCATCATAAACTTCTGCAGCCTCATCACCATGCTCATCTAGCCATGAAATATGGCCAGATACAATTGTCTCACCCTTAATTGCATCATCTCCAAGAGTCTGTTTAACTTTCTCTTCACGTAGTGAGTTGCGTACATTGTATAAATAAGACTCTAGACCATTGCGAGCTTCAATAACTGCCATCTTTGCCTTGTCAGCTTCTGCATTTTCCTCAGCACTAGATACCATCTTTTCAATATCATCTGCAGATAGACGACCCTTTTCATTTTTAATTGTAATATTATTTGTCTTGTTTGTAGACTTCTCAACTGCAGTTACATTTAAGATACCATTTGCATCAATATCATATGTAATCTCAATTTGAGGAACTCCACGAGGCATTGGAGGAATACCCTCAAGACGAAAAGTTCCAAGAAGATTGTTATCTCGCGTAAATTGGCGCTCACCCTCATAGACACTAATATCTACAGCACTCTGATTATCAGAATAGGTTGAAAATGTCTGAGACTTCTTTGTAGGTATAGTTGTATTACGCTTAATAAGAGTTGTCATAACATTACCACTTGTCTCAATACCAAGTGATAAAGGTGTAACATCAAGTAGTAATATATCACTTGTTGCATCATTCTTAGAGTTGCCAGAAAGAATGTGAGCCTGTACAGCAGCGCCATATGCAACAGCCTCATCAGGATGAATACTCTGACATAGCTCCTTTCCACCAAAAAACTCCTTTAGTAGCTGTTGAACAAAAGGAATACGGGATGAGCCACCAACTAGCACAATATCATCTACTTCAGACTTTGATACCTTAGAGTCGCGTAGTACCTGCTCAACTGGAGCAAGTGTAGAGCGAAATAGATCATTACACATGCTTTCAAACTTAGCACGTGTTAGCATTAGTTGCATATCAATACCCTCAGCAACACTGTCAACTTCTAGCATTGCCTGGCTAGACATAGAAAGTGTCTTCTTTACCTTTTCAGCAGCAAGACGTACGCGTGCAAGAGCTTTTGGATAAGCAGTTAGATCAATCTTCTGCTTTTTCTTAAACTCTTCAACCGCCCAATCAAGAATACGGTTGTCAAAATCAGACCCTCCTAAGAAGGTATTACCAGAAGTTGCCTTGACTTCAAAAATGCCATCATCTACTGATAGCAGTGAAACATCAAAAGTTCCACCACCAAGATCGAAGATAACTACTTTACGCTCCTTATCTTTCTTATTATTAAGCCCATACGCAATGCAAGCGCTTGTAGGCTCAGCAAGTAGACGAAGAACGTTTAGCCCAGCAATACGACCGGCATCCTTTGTTGCCTGACGTTGGCTATCATTAAAATATGCTGGAACTGTTACTACTGCATCTGTAATCTCACACCCAAGATAAGACTCGGCCATAAGCTTTAGCTTTTGTAGTACCATTGCAGAAATCTCTTCAGGATAATATTGCTTTGCTTCACCCTTAAAGTCTACACACACCTTTGGCCGACCAGAACCATCATTGATTACGTTGAAAGGCCACTTACCAAGAACCTGTTGTACATTCTTATCATCATATGTGCGGCCAATTAGACGCTTAATATCAAACACTGTATTCTTAGGATTTGTTGCGCTCATACTCTTTGCTGCCTCACCTACAATACGCTCATCTTCAGTAAAAGATACATATGAAGGAACAGTGCGGTTTCCTGATTCTGATGAAATGATTTCTACTTTACCATCTTTCCATACTGCAACCATCGACATGCATGTCGCAAGATCAATACCAATAACGTAATTACTTTTGCCAACCATCTTCTAAAATATACTAGTATTATATCTTTAAACTTTGCGTTTCACTTTTTCATAATTACGGTCTATACTAATAGATGGAACTTGAAGAAGAAGTAGGATTCCAACTTGGAGATCGTATATTTATAAATGGTGGAAGATATGATAAATCATCTGGACGAATTTATTATTTAGATGAAAATCTTATACGTATATTACCTGATGGAGTATCAAATAGTTTAATAGATCTTCCTATATTGGATGGAGATATTGATACGCGTCTTGGTATTAAAAATTTATTTATTTTAGAAAAACGTAGATCTGAAGCTTTTGTAACTCAACGTGATTATGCGGTTGGTCAAATTGCAGAAACATTTACAGCAGCTGGAGAACCTGTATCATCTGATCTTAGCATTGAACGAATTTCTGAAACTGAAGATGCAATAATACTTGTAAATTCACTTGGTGAAAGTGAAAGAATTGATTTTAACTTTATTGGTATTCCATACACACAACCTTTTGCTGTATTAAGATCTCGTATGAAGGAAGAAATTGTTAACACAGATATTACACTAGATGCAAATGAATCTGTTGCAGAAGAAGAAGATGATGGTCTTGAAATGCTAGATGCACCTGCTATACTAGGAGAAATTAAGGAAGTCGCTGTAGCAGATAGAACATATCCTGATAATGTTCAACGTAGTGATATGATGCAAGAATTTGTAAAAGCTTTAGATCTTAACTTACAAAAGAATCCACTTAGGCTAAAAGAGATTCGTAAATTAGTTGAGTTATGTCTATTACTTCGTAATGCATTAGTAGATTATGATAATATAGGAGAGCCTAATGGTATAAAAACTACATCTTACCAAACAATACTAGATCTTGTACAGGACAAAAACTCAACATTTTCAAAACCTGTATTACATGCAAAAAGAGTTGTATATTTAGATAGAACGAATGATAATCCAACAGATACGTCATTATCTATTGATATACGTTATTTAGCAAGTGAAATTGAAAGAGAAAATGATTTAGCAAAGACATTTGTTGGAAATGCACATGTATTGCCTGGTGATTTTTTACCAAATTGGTATATTAGTTGGGATAATTATAATAAAAGAAATCATGTAGTATGGACATCAAAAGAAAAGGACTACAAATTTACAAAAGATAATGATTTCTTTCGTACTCCTATTCCTGATATAAGTGTTCCAATTGTAGATGGTTTACCAAAGACAGCTAATTCTGGTAAATCTAAAAGAGAACCTCTATTAACAATTGATTATCTAGGTAATATCTCTTATAGTTATTTACGTGGTCTAGGGGGAAGATATGGTAAATTAAGACCAAAAGAAGAAGCACGTTTAATTGAATCAGCTGAAGAATCAAGTATTGCAAGTTATTTACTTTTCCCTAAAATACATGAACGTACACTAGGATCAATACGATCTGGAAGACTTGCATATGATATTGGTAGATCTCTAAGTTCATTAAATACAATTGAATTAATTTTAAAATCTAAAGAAGGAATTTCTGATGTTCCAAGTGCAGGTGGAATTTTAGCAGTAGGTACATCAGGAAATACACTTGGAAATATTGATATTGAAGAATGGTTAAAAAATATACATTTAAGTATATATGGTTTAGGAGATGCAGTGCTAGAACTTTCTTCTTATGGGTTTTCTCAAAAAGAATTTACCTATGGGCAACAAACTGTGTTACTAAAGAAAATACAAAATACAATTGCAAATGTTAAAAATACAATACGTAGCGCAAGAGAAAAGGCAACACATGATATAACTAATTTACAGTTTAAATTAGCTAATTTAGTGGATCAATCTGGTGTAGAAAAATTATTTGGATTATTAAAATCAGAACCAGATATATATACATTGCTTCAAAAAATACAGTCATATATTCCATTTTACAAAAACAGTGATATTGGAATATTTGCAGCATTTGATAAATATATACATGATTATATGATTGCTACATTATCAGGGAATCCTGGATCAATTGCAGTATATGGCAATCAATATAAAAATAAATTATATCTTGATTCATTGCGTGTAGGACTGGAACAAAAGATTAAAGATGAGTATAATAAGCTAGAACCAGTGTTAAATCATTGTCCACATGTAAAAAGTTATACTACAATTAATAAAGTAAAAGATGATACTTTACGTATGCAGCTATTAATGAAATATTTAACACAGTTTCAAGATAGCAAAAAAGATAATTTTATAAATTGTATATTATGTTCCAAACATTGTTTATGTAGTCATGAATATTTATTATTACAAGAATATTTACATCCTCGTGAAAAGGAAACTCTTCATAAAGAATTAATTCTTACATTTAGTGGAGGAGTATTTCAAGGAAAATATATATGTTCCAATTGTGGTCAAGCTATATCATCTTTAGAATTTGAAAATAGCATTGAATATGATGATAATGGTAAACCAATGGCTGGACGAGCAACTCTTGTTGATAACGATAGTTTAGAAAAGGATGTTATTGATGAAGCTTTAGGAGTTCCAATTGGAACTACTGAGGAAATACAATTTGATACACCTGTAAAAACATTAATATACCACACAGCAAAACAGATATTTGATAGTATAGGGATATTTCCTAACTCAACAGAATATTTACGAATTGTTCTTGGTGTAGATGGAGAATTATTAGGAAAACCAAAAGAATTTGCAATGCTACAAAAAGCGGCAAAAGAAAAAAAGAAACCATTGCCATTTATTGATTTTGATCATTTTTTAAATATCTTCTTAGTTGCATTTACAACAGCGTATTGTATTATAGAAACACAATCCCATATACCAAATTATACTCCAAGATTTCAAACATCTGGTTGTCCTGCAGATTTTCGTGGATATCCATTGGGACAAGAATATGATAAACGTATTATTGAATATTTTTCATGTATTGTAGCTTCAATAGAAAAGGCTAGTCCGCCATGGAATCTTACAGAACTATACAAATATCGTGATTTGAAAAAACGACAAAAAATAGTAGAAGACTATGTTGAGCGTGTATTAAAACAACTATTAATAAAAGCTGAAGTACAGGGTTTGCTAACAAAAAAACGTGAGTATTTACTAAAGACATATGGAAAAGAGACTGTAGAAGGTGGTCTACAAGAATCAATACCATTTAATTTTACCCCGTATAAGATTGAAGCCCCTGAAACAGTTATTATTGCAGAAGCTGCAGATGAAGCATCAAGAGTTCAAGCCTTTATTTTAGAATCCCATAAGGCTGCAAAAGATACATTAAAATCTGAATTAAATTCTCCTTATATGCTACGTACATGTTGCATACAAGCCCTACAAACACCATTAGAGTTTTGGAAAAAATCTTTAGATCTAGGAATAAAAGATGTTCCACGTGGTCCTTTTAAAAGCCATAGTGGATTCTTGTTTGAATTGCGAAAACAACCTATACTAGCATTAAATATATCAAAAGAAGATTATGGAACATTATTTTTTAAAGTCTGTAATTCTGGACCAAGACTTGGTCTTCCGCATGAAGCTGGATTTAATAGATTATGCCACCATTGTGGATTTAAAATACCAGATTTTACAATTCCGGAAGAATTAGATCTACCAAAGCTAAAAAAAGAAGCAGACGCATATAGACAAAATCTTGCATCAGAATCCTTAAAGGAACAGGGATTAACTATTTCAGAAACAACATTTCAAAATCTATTAGCTGCAGTTCATACTGCAAATACAGTACCAACAGTAAAACCCCTACATATTGATGTAGGAACAGAAGGATTTAATATATTATATGCATTAGATACAGCACCATGCAATGAATGGAAAGAATTAATAGAAAAAACACGTACTAGTCTAGCAACTTTAACAAAAGATTCAACTGATACTGATTTTGCAATAGCGTATGGTGCAATATCTGATTATTCAGTACATGTGTTAGAACAATTTAAAAATTATATTCAAACAAATGATATTGAAACAATTAATCAATTATTAGATCAACCATTATGTCAAGTGCTAGAATCATTTCAATCAGCATTACTAATACCTATGAAACGCATTATAAATGGATTTAATACAGACAGCTTACAATTATCAAATAGTCAAGTAAAAGAATTAGTAGCTGGATCTTCTGTTATAACAGATATAAATAAGTTTGTTCAACTCCATACCAATTATTTACAAAGTATTATACCCCGTGCAGTAGGATTTGCTAAACATAAAATGGAGCATGCATGTAGACAATTATCTGTATTTTTACAAACGCTACGACAGAAAATAAGAATACCATTAATATTTGGTGGAAGCATAGGTGTTCCTTATATTATTAAAGCTGGAATCCTTGGTATATTATATGAATTACTAGATTCAAATACAGTTGTACCAGAAAATATAAATGCTAATGATACTGTATCCGATGGATTAGATATTGGTACACGAGTACCTGCCGAAATTGTAAAAGAATTATTGCAGAAATTTAGAGCAGAGTCATTCCGACTGAGTTTAGATGAAATACGTATTGAAATTGCAAGACGTTCTGAAAAAGAAAAGATGTTAATTATTTCTAAATTTGACAGCATGTCTCCTGAAGAAAAGGCGATTGAAGGAATGAAAAAACGTTTAGGATTGGGTGATTGGTCAATTGGTGGAACAAAGGCAATTTATCTATATAATCCTCAGCAATATGAAAGAGATAGAGTACAAAGAGCAAATATGGGTATTTCTGATTTTGCCCCAACAGATAATGCAGTAGGTCCAGAAATAGATGCTGGAGGATTTAAGATAACCCGAGGACAGGCTGAAGGTTATGATATATCTCACCAAATGGAAGAGGATTATTAAGAAAATATAAAAATAGATGTAGTGTAGATTAAATAATGAAAGCCTTACTCACAAGCGCCTTAATATATTTAGCAGGTATAACCTTAGTACTTTACATGAAACCTGCACTAATGTTTGATTCTGAAGGACGATGGAAAGAATTTGGGTTAGTACAGAATACTAGACACACATGGTTTCCCTTTTGGTTATATTGTATACTATGGGCGTTATTATCATATTCAATTGCAACCTATTTATTTAAAGCAGAACCACATGTCTCTTCTTTAGTAACTCTTCCAGTAGCAATGAATCCTGGATATTATATACTCAATAGTGAGGCTACTACAGAAGATGGAGTTCCAAAATATGTGTTTGTAGGTGAAAAAAATCCTACCATGGTATCTAGAAGAGATGAGTAATCCCGATTACACAAGAATACTAAAAATAACAAATTTTTACAAAGATATGATAAATCCTCCAAGAAAGGAAAAGGGTGAAATAAGTTATGGATATTCAGAAACTGGCGATTTAGTTTCAACAAAAAAAGATGGTTCTATTGTATCATCAATACCATTATATTATTACAGATCATATACACCAGATGAAATTGCATCATTAGAATTAACTCGTAAAGAAAATATTATTAAAATAGAAACATTAATTGATGTTGAACAAGGTCTATTACGTAAGGCACATGATGATTTTAAATTAACAGGTGATGCACATGGAGTAGTTCTTATAAATCAACGTATTCATGATTTACAACTACAAAAGATATATTATCGTTCACCACTACTAACTTCTGTAACAATTGAAGCTCCTGAAATACGAAGCATATTCTTTGATCAACCATATGAAGAACGAAAATATAATGATGTAGTACGTATTATAAGACGTGAACATAAGTTAACAGATCTATATGGGAAATATACAGCTACAAAAGAATATGGTACATTAGAAAAGCCAAAACTAAAGTTAGAAGTTGGAACACAAGTATTGCTAAAAACAGGAAAGATTGCACGATTATTTAATGACTTAGATGGACCAAGTCCTCAGCTAAGTATATTTAATATATTTGATTTTGTTTGGAATGATAACCAATATTCATCGCCATATCAGGCGTTTGAATATACAAGATTAAATGAAAATGGATACAAAGAAAAGGCGACTGCAATATTAAAAATAAGAAGTCCAAAAACTATAAAAGCAGTTGTATCTCGAATTCCAGGAGAGGTAAAAGATATAGCAATTGTATGGAAAGATATATTATCAGCATATGCTAGTCAAAATGAATTAATGTTAGATAAATTATTAAATACAAAAGATGACATATTGGTATTTACAAATGAAATTCCTTACTTAGGAGGTGTTGGTGTTAATACAGAAGATACAAAATTATGGAAATATCCAAATATTGTCGGAAATGCTTTAATGTCTGTGAGATCTGAGAAAGATGAGTCAAAAAGAATAAGCACTGGTGGATTTATTGCATCTAGAGAAAAGGAAAGCGATGCAAAACGTAAAGGAGCAATTATAAATGCAAAGCGATCATTGAAGAGGGTAGGGTTTTAAAGTAGCTTCATGTGCATCACATAGAACTTCTGTTGAAGTATATTTATAACACGTATTATTATTATCTTTAAAGGTTCTAACATCATCTGGCTTAGGATAATCAATAATAATATGTGATGTGCCTTTAAAAATGGTTACTAAACCTATTCCAAATATTAGACCAAAGACAAATTGTGGAAGGTAAAATATAGATTCAGACATGCTATTATATTAGAAGAGAATGTTTGAATTTTTAAAAACAAAATTTTTTCGTTTATTTTTTAGTTTTATGTGTGGAGTCTTTGTTATTCTTGTACTAAATGTTAGAGAAGTACCTATTGTTCATACTAACGCAAATATACAAGAAGTTGAGTCATCAACATATCAGATTGGATCAAAATGTTATAAGTTTAAATCTGTTGCGATTAATTGTACACATGAATTTATAGGCACTGTATAAATGAGCGGAACTCTTCTAAGTGATCTAGATAGTACTAGTTCAGCCACTTCAAATGATGGGGATTTAGTTCAGAAAATACTTAACGAGATGAATACTGGTGGAGGAAACCCGGCACCACAGGTTATAAATGCACCCAATCCAAATAGTACTCTACAGCATTCAATTGATACAGCTCCAGCTACGGCACATATGATCGGGGGAGAACATCCCACAAATGCTGATTTTGCAGCAATGATCTATGGTGGACGACAGCAACAGCAGCAACAGCAGCAGCAACAGCAGCAGCAACAACAGCAGCAGCAGCACCAGCAGCAACAACAGCAGCAGTACATATATGGTGGACAGGGTGCATGGAACCCCCCGAATCCTCCTCCACCAAGCTATAATTACACGCAAGGAAAGAGCTGGTATGCAGGGATATTTAATGAATTAAAAACACCAATACTTGTATCTATATTATTTTTTGTATTTAGTCTACCGGTTGTTTCAGTATTATTCTCATATTATCTACCCGGGCTAGTTAAGGGAACTGGTGAATTAACAACAATTGGTTTATTACTAAAGTCTTTAATTGCAGGATTTTTCTTTTGGATCTTACACAGAATTATTGCTCCACTTTTAATTGGATAAAATAGAATAGAATGAACATTGTCTTAAAAGAAAGTTTTGTTATCCAAATGATTGCAGTACTAGTAACTCTTTATGATTTAACAACGCTATCTTTTCAAGCATTATTAATAACAGGTATATTTGCTATTGCATTATATTATATTACTTCATCACCATATGTATTAGTATGTGTATTAGTAGCTCCTCAAATTATTCGTATATTAAATTTTTTAATGGGTAAAAAAGAACCATATGTAAATGCAACAGAAGTAAAAAAGCAAAATAATGAATCATTTGTATCAGCTGCAGAAATATCAGATCGTGTAATTAAACTAAAGAATACACAAGTAATGAAAAAGATTGATTCACCTGAGCCTAGTAATATGATTGAAGGTAATCACCAGATTCCTAGTTTTATGACACAATATGAATCATTAGGTGTACCAGTTAATAATAATGAACGTATACCAACACAGGCAGAAGAAACAGTACCTCCTGTTGGAACACTTGAACACAATCCAAAAGAAAATCCTTTTCATACAAGCGTTGACACTGAGTCTATTGAAATGACAATGAAACGTACTTTAGCAGATAAACCAGTTTCATCAGATATACCTGGAACTAATTTATCATAACTACATGTTGTAGATGGTACGGAGAATTTTAAAAAATAGCTGCCCTCCCGGTATACTATGTCTATCACCAAGTGTAATAATACTAATACTAATATTATTAATATTTTTATACATATGTATACATAAAGCTAAGGATATGGCTAAAGAAAAAACTATTGTTAAAACACCACCAGTTTCTCAGGAAACACATGTGCATGTGGCAAATGATAATCGTTATAATATTGCACCCGAACCAATATATATGAATACCCCAATACCAACACGTGGATTACCACAATCATATCAACAATTAGGTATTATTAAAACTGAATCTGGCTTATATCCATTATATGGTCGCAGAATAGATTCAACCTCAAGTTTTTATCACTATTATACACGTACAGACACATATAATCCATTGCCATTACCAATATATTATAACAAACGTGATTGTCAAGATATAAATGGATGTTATGAACTGTATAACGGTGATGAAGTCATTGTGGCACCATCAAAAGAAAAAGGAATAATAACTATATATCGTTCTAATGGCTTAACCTATATCCCTAGTGTGTTATAGAGAGACTTATGTCAAAAAAATGTCCTATATCTGGCAATATATCATTTCCAATACGTACGACAATAAAAGATTTTACACCATTTATACCAAATTTATTAAAAGAAAATCCTAAGTTAAGTATTACATCTATAGAACGTGAAAAAAATCCATCATTTGAAGATTCAAGAAGATTTAGTGGGATTATTGATGAACCATCTAGATCTGCAACTTTAACGTATAATAGTAATGATTATATATTTTCAAATGCACAAATATGTCTTGCCACACATAAAGAATGGATACCAAAAAAGAACTCTACAGATTTTATTCAAAACAAGATTGATATTATTATGATATTTGAAATTGAAACCCCAATAATTGATGTAGATAGATTTGTTTTTATTGTACTTCCATTAATAATAGACTCTACAATATCAGATGATAATATATATCTGCAAGGTTTAACATATGATATTGCTGATGTATCTTTTAAAGTAGATTATTTACTTTCCGGATTAACAAAGTTTATGTATTATACTACATGTTTAGAACCAGCTGCAGATAAAGCATTTGTGTATGTTAGCATTGAAGGAATACTAATAACTCAAACACTGTATCAAGATCTTTTAGCTGTATGGAGAAATACAGGGCAATCAGATATTCAAAACGCAATTAAAAAATCTTTAAGCCAAATATCAAATACAAATGATAATTTAGTTAAAATACGTAGTTCAAAAGATCTACATGCAAATGCAAGAGCTATTAATAATTATAATAGATCATTAAATCCTCTTATTGATAGCACATATGAAAATTGGCCAGCGTTTGTCCCCCCGTACGATGTAAAAATCAATTTAACAAATAGGTATATAACAGATAGTATGTTAAATTTAACAAATGAAGGATTTCAAACATATACAACCGTTCAAGGTGATACATATGTTAGCGTAACAAATGCTGGAGGAATAGATCAAAGTGTATCTTTACAAAGAACTGTAAATGGTGCTCTATCTCCCGCAATACAATTAAATATAGAGTCTGATGGTTCTTTACAAGCGGTATCCCGCAATACAAATCAAATGCAATGTATTCCTCTTGATGCAGATAATGCAATAGATAAAGATGGAAATATCAGATTTAATGCAGAAGGGTCTATTGATTTAAGTAGTGCACAAGCTGCAAGAACTGCGCTACGATCTAGTACGAACATTAATACTAATTATAAAGATATTGAAAAATACGTGGGAGCTGCACTAGGAGGAATAACTATACTTGCAGGGATTATATTAGGAATTACTATATATAATAATCGTTCAGGTGCTGCTGCTGCTGCTGTTCCCACTAATAAAAAAAACTTATTTCCACACTTTACTTCTGATTTAGGATTTTATAGTATTATAATACTAATTTTTACTTTTAGTGGATTTCTTATAGGCGCCGCAGTAGTATCTAGTTATTAGAATCCTTTTCTAGCAATTCAACAACATCCTTTGATGATGATGCTGTAGGTAATACCTCTTTAGTATCTACAATATCTTTAGTATCTACAGCCTCATACTCATCACTTCCTGTAGTATCGCTTGGTACAAAACTTGCAGGCTCACCATCTGGAAGATCTGCATCAGGATGAACCTCAGTGGGTACAACCTTAGGTGCAGGAGCAATTGATTTTAATGCCTCCGATGTTGATACTTCTACCTTAGCTGGTGCTGATCCTTTTACATTTTGTACTTTACGCTTGTGTGATTCTACATATAGGCTTAAGATACTTGAAAAGCTAGATACAGCTACAAGATAACCATATGTGATTGAATATAATAATAGCGCTAGTAGTACAGCAGCACCAAGATAGCTATCTACAAAATAGTGAAATACTACGTCGGGGAGATAAGGGATAACAAGAAAAAGTGCAAGGTTTACACCAATAATAATATGTTGAGTTTCCATC